GATACTTCTGTTGTAGATAGCACTGCTAGTTACACTAGTCTATTAATTCTGTTATGCCAGTCATCTTATTTATTTGTTCTTGAGACTTTTTAAAGTCATCTATATGTTTATCATATACTTCAGATGGCATTGGATATTTGTCAATATCAGTTCCTTCTTCAAACTCATACTGAACCATATCTATTATCTCAATATCATATTTTATTGCAATATCATGCAATAGTCTCCAAGGTGGTCCCCAAGCAGATTGAAATGTGATTACTTTTTTACCAGCATTATTGGTAAATACTTCTGTATCACAATCTCCCCATTTAGTTCCCCAATTAGTATATTGCCAATCAATTACTTTGTATGTGCCATACTTTTCTATTAATTCTTCTTTACGAATGTCTAACATTGGTCTAGCACCTTCAGAATCTTCATACCAAGCATCAACTCTAACACCATCAAAATCTCTTGAACCTTGATGTATGTCTTTAAGTTCGTCTGGTACGGGCATAAGATTGCATAATTCATTATTATTTTTTGATAACTCATCAAAGAAAGCTTTCACTTTCTCTATCTCGCCATCAATCATACAAGTATTTGCTGTCCAGTTAGGCATCATTACCTCCCAGACTATCTTCTGTTTCTTTTATCATTTTAGAAATCTCTTCATTGATTTCCATATTTGTTAATTTAACTTCGTCAGGCACATCATCTCTTTCATTTAGAAACTCTGTAAAATCATCTCTAAATACTTTGTGTGCCATAACAGTTGCTACTGCATTTGCTCTGAAATCTTTAGATTTACTACCTAAATATTCAACAGTTGCTTGTTGCAAAGCTCCAATTAGTTTTAGTTTCATATTCATATCGTTAAGTTTCTTAACTAGCAAATCAATAGCTTCTTTGCTATCGATATCTAACTTACTAACCTTTGCATTGTATTTCTCTTTTTTGGATTCACTCATTCTTCCTCCATTTTATTGAGTATGTCATCTAATACTTGTTCATTTCTTGTTGTAAACGCAATATAATCGTCCCACAATGTATCAAATACATTCTTTAAATCACCATTACCAATGTTATGTTCAACTTGTGTTAATCTACTGTCAATCTGTCCATTACTATCTTCTGGTATTAATGTCAAATCAAAGTAATCATTAAAGTTATGTATTACTTTCCAATGTAGTGTTCTATTGTTTATTGTAATGTCAAACTCCATTCCTCCGTGATATTCTTGTATTCTCTCACCTGTTGGATTGTTAGTAAGTATCATTACATTGTCTAACATATCATACATACCTACTGGCATTAAATCTGTAATACTTCCAGCACTGTATGTATTTACTTCTTTAGTAATCATTTTCCTGCTCCTTTGTTTTGATTATCTAACTCATCGTAATAACTTAACGCATCATTACGAATGCAGTCTTGTTCTCTACCAATCAATATATCTAAACTATCGTTAACAAGTGTTTTAGCTGCATTTTCATCTATTACTTTTAGTGATAGTAAGTTATTAATTGATTTATGTAATATTTCTATTTTGTCTAGTAATTTATCCATAATGTCCTTTCTTCGTCTCATATGGGTGTTACAAGACAACCTTAATTTCAAAAAAAAGGTGCTAGGGGGCGTTAGCCCCCCAACATTCCCTTTAGCTACTCGGTGTAGCCCCAAAGTTCCTTAGTCATAGCAGGTGCCTTATAGATACCTTTAATGACAAGCTGAGTGCCTAAATTTACCCACTCACCGTCTTTGCCTTTGTAAGATTGCTCTTGCGCAACTGCCTCAATTAGCACGGGTTCCGTCTTAGGACGCCCATTCTCACCAAGAGTAGCGTTAGCGATTAGTTGTTGTAGTTGTGTTGCAGTATCATTATCGGCGTTGTTAAACGCTTTGGCAATACTGCGGTTATTCTTACCTACAAACTTAACACCAAAGAAAACACCGTTTCCCATAGTGCCCGGTTGTGTAGGGTCTTTAGTTATTGTAGTAAAGAAGCCGACTTCCCTTAGTATCCCAAGGTTAACCATTGCTCCTTCGTATTCTTTTAATGCACTCATCATACTCCTTCCTTTTAAGTTATATTAATTGATTTGTTTAATATAATGAGTTATAAAAGAGAGAAAACATTTGGTCCTCGTTAGAGGGCCTACACTACATTTAATTTTAATAGAGATACTCCATAAGGGAACATATAAGTCTAAAGCAGTAGTAAGTTACTGCAAACTAAAGCGTTAGCGTTTATACCGTTAGGTTGCGTTAGCAAAGGTCGTTAGACCCACGGATGTTAATCCGGCTGTTCGTTAGAACATATGTAAGTAGTAAAAAATATGCTGGTAATTCAGTAATACAGTATAGGAGGAGAGCCTGTCAGGGCATGAGCGGGCCTATATATATTAATGTTTATGATTTAAATGTCTTATTAATCCTTGAGTACTAGGTTTGTGTTTCTGCTTTACTGTCCTACCAGTCCCTAGCTTTCTGAGCCCCGGTCCCAACTTTACTTGTAATTAAATTCTTTTCAAATGTTTGTAATATCTTTCAATATAGCATATAATAATATCTAAGCAAGTATCTAAGAAGGATTAGTTTGAATGTCTAATAAGCCCCATAAAGTTTGTGCAGGAACAGGATGTAAAAAATGGTTAAAAGGGAAGCAGAGACGCTTCTGTTCTACTACTTGCAACAAAAGAACTTGGGCCCAGGAAAAAGCATCAGGTAAAGAGAATGTTACTAAAGCAATTAATAAAGAATTAAAGTCCGATACTGGTGATTATGCTTCTGTAAGGAGGGGTACACACTATGAGAACTTTAAAGCAACCTATGCAGAAGACTTAGCAGGGGGCCTTATCACCACCCTAGAGGTATCAGAGGCCATTGGCACCAGTTCAGCTACTGTTTCTCGCATGCTCGCTGCCTACAAGATAGACAGAGATAATGAGATTAAAGCCGAAGACTGGCAACTAAGTGAAACCCAGGCTGAAATATTACAAAATTTTTCTAGCTTTCGCTCTAAATACTTTGCTACAGAAACAGGGGAAAAATTCGAGACTGCAGACTTTCATGAAAACTGGATACTTAACATAGAAGACAGTATAGAGAACGGTAAAGAGTTATTAATACTGTCACCCCCAAGACATGGAAAGACAGAACTACTTATACACTTTGCTATATACCAAATAATGAAGAACCCCAACATAAGAATCATGTGGGTTGGAGGTAACGAGGATATTGCCAAGAACGCATTAAGCTCTGTACTAGAACATCTTGATGACAATGACAGATTGATAGAAGACTTCTGTCCTCCTGGAAAGAATTTTAAACCTGATAACCGTTCAGGAAAGAACTGGTCACAGAATCAATTTACTGTAGGTACAAGAACAGTACCAGGTATTAAATCACCAACTATGGTTGCTATAGGTAAGGGTGGAAAGATTCTATCTCGTGACTGTGACTTGATTATTGCTGATGACATTGAAGACCATCAAACTACTATGCAACCTGGTGCAAGAGAGAACACTAGACAGTGGTGGACAACAACTCTTTCATCAAGAAAAGAGGAACACACTGCTGTAGTAGTAATTGGTTCAAGACAACACTCAGATGATTTATATCATCACTTACTTGCTAATGATAGTTTTACAACAATAGTTGAAACAGCACATGATATAGCTTGTCCTATACCTGACCATTTTGAATCAGAACATACTGAGTGTATGTTATGGCCAGGAAAAAGAACTTTCCCTTGGTTAATGTCTCGTATGCGTGCAGCAGAGACTACAGGTGGTAGAAAGATTTATGAAATGGTTTATTACAATCAAGCCTTTGTTGAAGGTACACAAATCTTTACTATGAACATGGTTGACCAATGTATGCGACCAGATTTAGTTATGGGACAACATTATAGAAATTTACATTTAGTAGCTGGACTTGACCCTGCATCATCAGGATTCCAAGCATCAGTACTTTGGGGTATAGATGCATATAGAGGCGAATTGTTTTTAGTAGATTTAGAAAATAGACAAGGGGGCGGAGTAAGGGCTGCACTAGACCAAATGTCAGATTGGTTACACAGGTATGATTGTCGTCAATGGATAGTAGAAGAAAACGGTTTTCAAACTGCTATACGTCAAGATGATAAAATAAAAGAATTT